TTATTCACTCACCGTCCCTTCCACCTCTGGAATTCCGGCCACGCTGGTCAGTACCGACAACACCCCGGCCAGTGCTGCTGTGGATCCGACAATGCGCCAATCTACCGCCCCCAGTGTGACGGCGGCACCAATCGCGCCGATCGCGGACTGCGCCATCGTTTTGACTGCGCGGACGCCGGCTTTCTTGCACCAATCTACTGTGTTTACGTCCATTCTAAATACGCTATTTTTAAACATCTTTTTATACCTCCTACATTCCAATCAACTTAAATATGTATCCAATGACAATACCCAAAATCACAGTCAAAACATGGCTGGCCGCAGCCCTCCATTTCTCTCCATCCCTCCCCTCCAGAACCTGCAGGCGCTCGCCCTGTGATTCCTGCTCTTTGACCATGCTTTCAATGCTCAGTGCCAATTTTTCCACGGATATCGTCAATGCTCCAATCTGCTTTGTATTTTCTTCCAGCAGACCAATCCGTTTGTCTTGGCGGCGGTTTTCTTCTTCCAGCCTGCGGCGGAATTCCTCGTGCTCTGCTCTCGTGATCGGTGTATCCATCTCTACCTCCTTCCTTGTGATCAAAATAAAGGCGGCCCAGAGGACCGCCGAATAATACTATTTTGCTTTTTTGACCACGACGCAGCCGCCGTACCAGTCATCTCCGCAGCGCTTACGGATTTCCCGGTCCACAGTCACAGTCTTATACCTGCCATCTGAAAAGCGCTTAAATTTCCGGCCATTCCACAGGATGACAGCCGTATGAATCGGATTTTTCTCCTCAAACAAAACCATGTCACCACGCTTTAATGCTTTTTTCATCTCCGCCTTACTGATTTTCTCATAAAATTTTGCCGGATTCTCCGGAGCCAATTTATTAATAGCTGCACAAACCTGCCGCAATGAATACTTTGCCTTTCCGTTCAGGTTATAGTGATCACGCATATATGCATAGCATTTCTCCATAGATTTCTTTTTGCCCACAAATCGCAGAGCCATATAGAATCCGGCCAGACTGCAGCCATGATTCTGGATAAAATTATCCGCAAAATCATGCTGAGATGGTACCGGTACACTCCGGCCATCTGGAAATTTGATTTTATACGGATACTTTTTCTTCCTACTTGATTTCATGGTTGGAACAATATCAAACAATTTTCCCATGCTACCTCCATTAAAGACCCAAAGGTCTTGTGAAGGCTCAGCTCTTGATTAAATGGGAATATGAACTGGTCCGATGCAATCACCCTGGGATCTACTTACGGCATTGAAATGAAATATCGATATAACAAATATTTCGTAGAAATACAATATGGTGGGACATTACCATCAGGCGTTGGATTCGGTGCAGGTACAAATGGCTATGAATTTCCATCTATGCCGGAAGAATTCCTTCCAGGTTCAAATATTCGACAACCGATTTTTTGCCCTGGAAATGGAAATAAATTGTGTATACGTATATATCCGTGGGCCACAGATAAATGGTCAATCGCACCCGGAAGTGTGGGGATTACATCTGTGCAAGAATATATCGCAGGAACGTTCGTATACGCTAGAAGATAAACACTAAAACCACTCTATAGGCGTAACACACGCCTGAACTATAGAGACAGAAGATAACCCGTCAAAATTGTGATAAAAGTCTATCTTTATAGTCGTACGATCTGATAAATCTGCAACGTAAAAATCAGATATAGCATTATCTTGATTAGACATATGCTCTTTTAAGTTATATTTTTTAGCAGTAGGCGCTTGGATTCGTGTTCCAAAAATAGGTGCGCCTGAAGATGCAACCGCATTAATTGATAAACTCCATTCAATTTTGTAACTGCCGGGATCTAAATCAAATGACAGTACTGTTGTCCACTGGTTCTTTGTTACGGCTACACCACTACGTCCCCTGACTTTACTTATCTTCCCATTTAATCAAGAGCTGAACCTTATTTATAGTTACAAAATTATGACATGCAAATAAAACCTCCGTTTTCGCAGGTTTGAATGAACTTGTAATAATTACTTACATGTTATGCGATATATTTCTTATGTGACATCTTTACACTGGTTTTTGTCACCGTACAATAAATCAGTGTTGTATCGGCCTTCTCATGCCCCAGCATCTGCTGTACTTCCTGCAATGGCATACCCCGATTCAGGGCATCCGTAGCCAATGTCCTCCGGAACCGGTGCGGGTGCGTCTTTTCTACCTCCGCCCGGCAGCCCAGATTATGTAGCACTGACCAGATTCCCTTCTCTGATAACCTCCGGTGTGGTTTCTTCGTCCAGACAAATAATGCCGGATTGTTGTCCATCCGGGAATCCAGATACTTCTTTAGATGAATACACGCCTTTGGATTGATAAACACCTCTCTTTCTTTTGCTCCCTTGCCATATACGATACACTCTCCTTCAGTAAAATTAATCTGGTCTCGATTTAACTGCACCGCTTCACTGACACGGACACCCGTAGAATACAAAAATTCCATGATGGCCAAATCCCTTTCCCGTTGACACTCCATTCGCAGGTGCTCCATGTCCTCTGCTGTAAACGGCTGCTTTATCACCTTCGGCGCTTTAATCGGTGGAATGCGACGCATCGGATTCTTTGCAATCAGCCCCTCCTCGTGCAGCCAGGCGAAAAAACTGGATAAAGTAGCGCGCATATTATTTAGCGTTGTGTTCCCCACTTTCCGGCGCTCTTTATACGTTGCCAGATAACACCTGATATCATTGGTGTCTGTTTCCAGCAATGGCCGCCGAAGATTCAGGATAAATTTCTGCAAATTAAAACGGTATAGCTCGATTGTCCTGTCAGAACATCCGGCCAGATGCTTCACAACCAAAAACCGCTTTGCGTACTCCTCCGCGCTGCCATCATATACCGTGACTTCGGTGGATTGTCGCTCTACCGAATATTCATCCAGTACAACGGACATCACCCACTGCAGTATTGTCACCTGATCAGGATCGAGATGTTCATGCATCTTTTCCAGAACCGCTGCTATCAACTTTTCCTTCATAAATAAAGACCTCCTTATTTTTTCTTATATTATAAGGAAGTCTCTCTTCCCATTTACCAATTAATTGATTAAATGGGAAGTTTGTGTATGAATCAAAAGTAATTGATGCAGAAAATGATAGTTGGTACTATTTTGCCCCTCCTGGATCGAGTTATGAATTAATATCCGCAATGAACGGAAATTGGGACGCAAAGGGTGTGCGCGTAACAGGCGTGGCAAAACAGCCAAAAACAAATGTAGGTATCGTATTCTTCGAAACTCCTGTTACTGGAAAAATGCGAATTAATTTATTATGGATAAAATAGTCGCTATTGATTATCCAGTGTACTATCTACTATTATAGGAAATACAAATGCTTGTTTTAAATTGACAAACGGGTATTGATTTTGAATATTATGGTAAAAATCAATATATATGGTCGTTTTTTGCGAAAAAGAAACCCACGTAAAGCATGAAATCGAACTCTCCTGGTTGGAAATGTGATTTTGTAATTCCTGCTGCTGTTCAGAACCCCATCGGATTCTGGTACCCCAAATAGAGCCGGAAGACTGCACGGAGCCTATCTTGCATTTCCACATGACCAAATACTGACCAGCCTCTAACTGGAAATTCATGATATTAGTCCACTTTAGTGGATCAATATTACTACCTACCCATGCACCAAACTTCATCATCTTCCCATTTAATCCAGCAATGGCTCCCTTGATTGTCCCATCACCAATACCGGAAATGTCTGCATATCCAATCACCCCCATAAATTTCTGCCATACTGCTGCAATCGCCTGTTTTAATGTTAATGCTGTCGCCATTATACATCGCCCTCCGTTCCTATTGATGTTACCACTTCTGCCTGCTCTGTCGTCACACAGACCTCGTCGATATCGTCTTGCGTGATTGCTATCTTGGTATTTAAATCTGCCGTAGTTGCCCTCGCCACAGCATCCTTAAACAAATACAGCGTATCCCGTATCTGCATCCCCTTGATTGTCACATCCATCTTATGCACCTCCCGTTATGATCAGGTTCTCATCGCTGACCGACAATGTCACATTTCCCATGTCAATCACAATGATTTCGTCTCCTGCTTCATTCTCTGCTGGCTGCCGGCACATCTGCTTTTGCAGCACCGGCAGGCTGACCCATTGCGTGTTGAATACATTACTATCCCCGTTGATCAGGGAAACAGAAAACCAGGTATCTCCATGGTATTTACATGGATCTGCGTCAATCTGCCAGGCAAATGTGATCGTGCCATCCAGGGCCGCAGCTCCGGCGATTGCATAGCTGCCCTCACTTTTGCGCATCCGTCCCCGTTCGATGTTTTTGTAGTTGATGACGATATCATAATCAGACAAATCGATGTCCCCGTATGTGGATGGCATAGTAAATTCCAAAACCCTGACATTTTTATCGCCGGCCACACCAAGAAATGTGATATCTTCCGGTATGGCAATCGTCCGGAGGTCATTGTCAATCTGTAAGCTCATTATCCTTCACCCCTTTCGCGTATGCTGCGTCTGGTACATCATTATCTGTAAAATAAAAAAATGCCAGTCTCCTCTCCTCGCTATCCGCAGAATTTATACTGACTATACCGCCTGTATCGATGGAAAAATCCTCTCCGGTTATTGCATATTCCGCCGTAGGGCGGAAACCCGAAGGGATTGTTGCCGTATCCGTTGTATTATCCGGCGGGATCGTCACGATACCAAAACACGCCTGCGCTGCTCTTGCAACCGTCACGGTCAATGTATTTTCTGCTTGTGCGTCCGCTGTCACTGTAATCTCATATCCTGATATTCTTTCTTTGAACAGCTCCCACAAGGCGCCAAGTGCCGCGCTACCCATAAATGCCATTTTTCCGCCTCCCAACTACGTGCATATTTCCCTGACCTGGTCTGCAGTCATTTCCGTCATCTGCGCCGATGTTATACTGCTAATCATTTGTACGACGCTGTCCCGGACCGACTGCGCGATGCCGCCGGACTGGATCAGGTACTCTCCCAGCGTGACTGTAACCGTCTTGTCTGCCTCTGACGTCTCCAGCTTTAATACCCGGGAGGTCAAAAACAATTGCCCTTCCTCATCAATGACCGTCACCGTATCACCCAGGGAAACCTTTTTCTGCAGGTTCGTGATACTGCACTCGTAATTTACTGCGATATCACAGATAGATTTCAGATATTTTAGTGATTCATTAAACAGCGTAGCCTGGTCAACCGTATCGACATTATAGGGCTTCGTGATGTGACGCTTCTGGCCGTCTACCATCCGCCCCCACTTCTCCAGGGCGTTTCGGGACTGGATACAGTAACCGGTATCCGGTGTCCCGTTCCCGTCCCGGTCATCAAATGTCTGGGCCGCCACAACGAAGTCCCCGTCATCATAACTGTATCCGGCCAGTGTGATCGGGTTCCCGCCGGCATCATCGGCGCCATAGGCATAAATGGACGTGGCCAGGTTCTCGATGGTCTTGGTCACCGTGATACTATCGATATCAGTACCAAGACGCAGTGTCACGCCGCTGTCCGTGCCCCGCTTTGTGTATATGTCAATATATTTGTGTTCCACGGTGTGGCCGTCCGCACTCAGTGTTATCCGGTAATCAGTTTCACACTCAAACAGCTCCGCAATCTCTTTGATACGCTCAGAGCGGGTCTGCTCCGAAAAGCTGCAGGCCATTGTCGTTGTGGATTCAGCTAACTGATTGATGCCGATGACAAAGCCAGTATCCACGATGGTATTTTGCACCGCTTCTGTTACCGTCCATATCGGCGTATCATTTGGAGAGGAAAGCGCCACTTCGTCCAGCAGCTCCATCCCTACATCTTCCCCGTAGATCCGGATAATCCCGGCGTCCGTATCTTTCTCAGATTCAATGATCTGGTACAACTCATTAATATCGTCGCTGTTCTGGCGCAGGATATAATTCCCTGGCGTTGTCAGGTTATCGCATTTTACCGGCGTATCCCCGTAGGGAATCTCGCATTCAAACGACACCGCCTGCGTCTCTATGTCTTCGGTCTTTTTATCATTTTTCACCTCATAGCCTTTTGGCAAATCCGTGGACGCTTTCCCGATAATGGTCAGGTTTTTATCTGCAAAATATAAGATCATAACCACACCTCCCGCACGGCAAGTGTGATATCCGGGCGTTGCGCCCAGGAAGAAGACAAGGCACCGATGAGATTCTCTCCCGGTGCCAATAAAAAGGATTCCCAGGCATTACCCACAGCGCCTAGGTCATCCCGTATCACACCGTTGACGGTGATAGTTGCGCTGGCGCAATCCGCCACCACCACGTCGCCGGCGGCGAAGGTGTTACTGATCATCTGGCTTTCATCCGGATTTCCAATCTGAATAATTGTAGACGCATCCCCCAGGAACGCGCCCACATACCCGGTATTACCCTTGATGTCCCAGCGGATCCGCGGATAACACGGCTGTGTTCCCTCGTATTCGACGCGGCTCAGAGTCCGCAGGGAATACAAGGTTTCTTCCACGGAATATTTGAACGGGTCCAGACAGGTGAATTCCAACTCTGCTGTGATGTTATTTCTGCCAGGCTCAATGTCCCCCATGCTGGACAGGGTTCCCATGAAATACTTATCCGGTTCGTCCGCAAACACCATCCGTCCTTCCTGAACGTTTAAAATCCGGGCCATCTTGTTAAATGCCTGCCGGAAGTCTTCCGGTGTCCGGGACAGTAGCTGATATCCGACTGTTATCGGTCGGGTAGGGAAGCGCCGGCGTTTTAATGACGCTCCCGCCCTGGCGCCGGTATCGTAAGTATCCAGCTCTGGAGCCAGGGATTCCCGGCCGCTCACATAAAGCGTCCGGTACCCCTCTATCTCATTTTCCAGGAAGACGCCATTGAAATTCATCGCCTCCGCAGGGAGGGCGGTATCCAACGGACATCCATTGGTATCTACAAACGAATATATCATTGTCTTCTCCCTCCTTTACGCAATACCTTTCTTTCGGTTTTCCCGCTTCTGCTGTTTGTTCAGCTGTACGGCCGTATATGGCGCAGATACTCTGGCCACTTCTTTGCCATCAATGACAACCGGTACTTCAATCGTTCCGTCCATATAGTAACCATATTGGTACTTTTCGTTGAGTTCTCCATCATAACTGCCCGCGAAGGCCATGCGCGGCGTGGCCGGAATGCTGATCACCCGGTCCATGGTCCGTGCGACCACATGCCGCATACCCAGGACTGCATTGACAAATCCCTGGATGGTATCTGCACCGATACCATAAAATACTTTGGACGGAGAGTGAGATTTCAGTTTTTTCTTGGTACTTTTGGTTGCTGTCTTGGTCGTCTTCTTCGTGGCCTTTTTTACCTTTTTCTGGCTTTTTTTCGACGAGATACCTTTGGCCAGACCAGTGGAAATGCCTTCCCCAATTTCAACCGATGCAGAAATATTTTTTCCTGTCGTAACAGACGTAGCAACCTGCGTCAGGCTGGATGCCACATTTTTACCAATCTGCGCAATCTGTTCATCCAGCTTCGTCAGTGCCGCCGTAACCTGACTGATATAGTTTTGATTCAGCAGGTCCAGCTGATCTTGATAGTACGTTTTTGATACCTTATTTGCCGTATCTGTAAACTTCTGATAGCTCTTACCGTAGGCAATCAGCTCCGCATCACTCTTTTTCAGGAGAGCATTGGTATAATTGAGCCCTTCTGCCATATCCATGCCCAGGATCTCATCCATAAATCCGCTCGGCATGAGCTTTTTCAGTTTCTCCAGATTCTTTCCGTACTGCTCCACTTGTTTGGTCGCAGCGTCAAAGTCTTTGAAGGACGTAAATCCATAGCTGTCGGACGTCATCAGGTCTCCGACATCAGAAAGCTTGTCATAAAAGGCATCCCTTTTGCTGATGATATCATCGTACTGAGACTGGAAGGTCTCACCCAGGGAGGAGAGCTGGTTCTGCGTGGCAGAGATCATCTGACTTGCCTGATTCTCCAGAGACTTTGTGTACTTGTTATAGCTCTTCTCCAGCTTTTTCTGCTGCTTTTCAATCTCTTTGCGCTGTGCCTGGATATTCTTCTTCCGGTTACCCTTTGCCTTCTTCTCCTGTTTTTCCAGCCGCTTATCCGACTTCTCCAGCCGTTTTGTGATGGAATTATATTTCTTCTTGATGGTCTTTTCCTGCTTGGAGGTCTGCTTATTGACTGTCGCCTCATAGGACTCTCCCAGGCTGTCTGCCATAGATTGATAATTTCCACCAGCAATTGCCTGTTTCATGGCCGCAAGCGTTGTCGTTGCCAGACTCTGCGCTGCCTTGGCGGCGTTCTTTGTATTCTTTTTGATCGCCTTAGCAAAACCGGCCACATAGTCTTTACCATATCCGGCTGTCACTCTGGACGGAGAATGGATCTTTGCCTTGGCCGTGATGGCCTTATTGGCTGCTGCAACCATCCGGCTCGCTGCCGCTTCAATCTGGGACAGATAAGCGTTCATGCCGGCCGCAAAACCGGCGCTGATCTGGGTACCGGCCGCCCTTGCTCCGGCAGCACCGGAATTCAACCGGGCAATCACTTTGGATACTGCCTGTGATGCAATGCCTGGTGCTTTGTTCAACCCATTTTTCAGGGCATTGGTGTATCCGGTTCCCGTCTGCTTTCCGGCCTTTTTCGATGTTCCCGCTGGTTTCTCCATGGACGAGGTGATATCATCCATGTTTTGGGTCGTGATCGATGCGGAATCTCCCAGTCCGGACAATAACTCCGTACTGAACCCGCTGCCAATCTCGCTGCCGGCACTCTTCGCAGCACCGGCGCCGGCGGAGAAGGTCTGCGTCACATCATTGGTCACATTCGATGCCGCCGTGGTGACGTTGGAAGACCCGGCCGCAATTCCCTCTGCAGCACCAGAAGACGTTTCCTCACCGCCTTTTTTACCGCCGGCGAACCAATCACCGATACCGCCAAAGAAGGAACCAATCTTTCCGCCAATCTTAGAAAGTCCTCCGAAGATACCCTCTCCAATGGCGCTGACAATCTGAATACCTACTGAAATCCAGTCCGTACTCATGATTGTATCAACCAGAGACGAAATGACCGTCGGAATGGCAGAAATCAGCTGCGGGATCGCCGCGATGAGGCCGCCCGCCAGCGTAGCGATGATCTGCGCTGCTGTCGTCAAAATCTGCGGCAGGTTCTGGCCAATGCCACTGATAAACGACGTGACTGCCTGCGTGGCCGATGAGATCAATGTAGGCAGGCTGGCAACAACTCCCTGGGCCAATCCCAGAAGGAGCTGCATACCCGTGGTAATCAGCTGCGGGATTGCCGATGCAACGCTGACCACAAACTGGCCAATCATGGTCGCCGCTGAAGAAATCAGGGACGGTGCCGCTGCTGCCACGCCGCTGACAAGACTCGCGATAATCTGAGTACCGCCACCGATCAGCGCTGGCAGGTTCGCCGTGATTGTATTCATCAGACCAGTCACCAGCTGCGCGCCCGAACTGATCAACCCCGGCAGCGCGCTGGATATGCCATTCGCCAGATTACTGATAATCTGCGGCCCCTGCTGCTGCGCCATGGCAAGCATCTGGTCAATCTGCGTTCCGAACTGCTGATAAATCAGTCCCAGTCCTGCCAGAACAACACCGACCATGGCTGCCGGCATAATCGCCTTGAGTGCCACTCCCATCATGGATGTGAGCCCACTGGCCACCGTACCTCCCAGATTCAGGATGCTGCTGGCTACTGTCTGAATCGGCCCAAGAATTGTACCTACCCGGCCACCAAAAGAGGAAAGAGCACTGGTGGCGCCCTTGATTTTTGAGGTCAGGCCTTTGGAAATGCTATTTCCAAAACCAGAAATCTTTTCTCCCGTATTGGCAAACACGCTCCATACTTTGGTGCCGGATTCTGACAGTTTCGGACTGATGGCTTCCATAGACATCGCGATTTTTGCGCCATAATCATCAATGCCGCTGCCAAGGGATGCAAAGGATTTCTTAATACCTCTGACATTTTTTAAAGCACTTTTCGATATTCCGGAAAAACTCAGCCCCTTCGTTACGCTCTCCGGAATCTTAAACTTGCTGACCAGCCCTGTGACGCCGCGGAACGCTCCGGCAAAATCATTGATATGTGTCACCGCAAATGCCGCTACCAGCACGCCGCCGATCTTCTGGGCTGTTGGTATCAGGTTTCCCATATGCTGCTCGATGGCTGCGATACCGCCCTCCATGCCGCCTTCTGAAAATCCCTTGATGACTTTATTCAGTGCCTTGGTAAACGGTGTAATCTTCTGTGCCAGTGCATTTCCGTCAATGGCACTCAGTTTATCTATGATGGCCGAAATGGCTTTCACACCGGTATCCGACAGCTTCTCAAACGCTGGCTGCAGCTTATTGGCCGCCGTCTCCTGCAGGCCATCCATGGCTTGTCCGACCGTTTTGTATGTCGTTGCCATCTTTGTGAATTTCTCGGATGTCCCTGCCGCTGCTATGGCGTCAAAGAACTCCTGGGTGCTTATGGTCCCTGCCTGTACATCTTTGATGAGCTGCTGGGTCGATTTCCCCATTTGCTTCGCCACAGCCGCAATGCCGGCCGGTGTTTGTTCCACCATCAGCTTGAAATCCTGCCACTGGATGTACGGCTTTGCTGCCATCTGCGTTGCCTGCTGAGACAATGTCTTCATGGCCTGTGCGGGGTTTTCTGCTGCCGATGCCAGGCCACCGAAGCCTTTCACCAGCTTCGTGGTGCTTTTTGTGCCGACTGCCGACAACTGCGCATAGGTGGACGCCATATCGGATGAGCTGTAAATGGTCTGCTCCGCAAAGGTCTGCAGTTGCTTCTGCACTTTGGCGATCTGCTTTTCACTCTTTCCGGAAATGTCCATGTTGGACCGGAAGGTCTTCCAGGTCGCCGTGGCGGAACTCAGTTCCCCGGCCATGGACCGGATACCGTTTGATACTGTACTGATCGCTGAGTTGGCAACGGCCATGCCGGCGCCAATCCCCAGCCCGCTTTTGAATTTATCTGCAAAGGAATCCGTCACTTTGGACGCTTTCTTCATCGCGGCTGTGAATCCAGAGTCCGCCGCTGACAAAACAGCTTTCACGCTATAGCTTTCCGGCAATTATCCGTCACCTCTTTTCTCTTTCAAATGTTTGCTCAGCCTGGAAAAACGGCTGTCTGTTTTCTTTTCCTTCTTCCGTTTTTCTATGACTTCCTTGACTTCCTGCGCATAGTTGAAGAACTGCTTAAACCGTCGGTAAACCGGTCTGCCACTCTTCTTCCGTCCCTGCACTACAAAATTCAGGAACGCCTGCTCATGCAGCCGATAGTCCGTATCCACATCCCGAAGCTCTGCCGCTTTTACCAGCAGCTCATACTCCCGCATCGTGAGCTGATCAACCTGAGCAAAAGAAGTCAAATGAAGAAAACGGAAGCAGGTGAGGGCAATTTCCTCATAGTCTGCTTCCGTCAGTTCCCGGCAGGCAATTATTCCTGGAGTTCCTTGAGTGCTGTCTGTACTTTCTCCATCAATTTCTTCGTACAGTTGTTCTTCTCTAAAAAATCAACCACCTTTTCTGTCAGCTCGTCTAAGTCTTCACCCTCTTCGATATATTCTTCCAAGGCTTTAGCGGTGATCCGCGGTGTCTGCCCTTTGTTGGCTGCCATAAGAATGTCGCACAAGCTGGTTGGGTCACCCTCACCGATCAGGTTGGCAACATTGTACCGGAAGCCGACCTCTTCTCCATTAACAATCCGCGTCTTGTTAATCTCCCGCAGAAAACCAATACCAAATTTAAACGGGTACATTTTTCCATTGATTTCTAATTCAAACATAACTTAAATCCTCCTTATCACTCTTCTGTCTGCACGGTCGTATCGGTAAATACATAGGCTGCCTGGTCCTGCTGTTCTGCCGTTACCGTAACCTCTCCTCTTGCTCCGCTGCCGTTAATTCCGAATGTGAGCGAAATTTCTGCATTGTCTTCCGCATTGGTTGTCTTTTCAAACTCTGTGATGTATCCCTGGAAATACATTCCTTTAAATTTGTTCTGGCCAGTGCTGGCCGGCTCGTCCAGGTTCGCTTCCCAGATTTCAATCAGCTCATCACTATCCATAGCGTCTTCCAGCGCGTCGATGTTCGTATCACCTTTTGACAGAATGGATGTTGCTGTAATCTCTGTCTCAGCAGTTCCAGGCGTCCGGATGCTGCCGTCCTTTGTGGCAGTGGCATCGGCATCTTTGCTTTTTGTCCTGCCGTTTTCTGTGGCAAATGCAATCTGCCACGCTGCTTTTGTTGCGGCATCCTTGGCAATCCGGTACAGATAAACAATCCTTTTACCCGCGACCGCCTCCGCAAACAGCTGTAATCCATATAAATTCATGTGTCATACCTCCTATGAAAATTTAAACTCCACTTCTAACAGGCCGTGAAGAAGCGGAGTCTTTGTCGTGTTATCTGGGAGAATCCGCTGGTCTACGTTCCGCAGCTGCCAGGCAAAATTCTCCGTATGTTCCAATCGCCGGCATATCCTTTTGATCTCCAGCAGCATCTGCGACACCGTGCCGCGCTGCCTCGGATTGTTATGCCAGATATGGATCGTCTGGAAGACATTTCCGAAGACTGCCGTCTTGTTGGTGTCATCAGTCATATGGCTGTCCGCCAGATAAACAAAGGGATACGGCGTTCCCTCCGGCGGGAGGAAGGTATCATATACGTCGTATCCCTTATCTCCAATTTGTAATAATAATGCTGTAAATAATTCCTGCTGTGGGTCCACGTTATCACCTCACAAGCTTGTCCATATCTTTTTTGAACTGTTCTTTCTGGGAATCAAATGCAGGTTTGATAAATGGTTCCGGCTCCATAAAACGAGTCCCATATTCTACATAAGGGGAATATTCAGTGGTTGGCCCCACCTCCGCAGTCAACCCATTATCTTTTATGGTCGTAAAAATACTGCCCGCCGTATCGCCATGGGAATAGCCCTTCACGAATGCAGACTCTGTATTCTTCTTCATTTTTTCGTTCATCTGGTCTCCATTTTTCTGCACCACTGTTTTTACTTTATCCATGGATGCGTTGGCTTTGAGCTTCATTTGCAACCGCTCAATCCCCACAATTTTTACTTTTGGCATCCCTCTGCACCTCCGATACGATAAATGTATGCTTTGTGCGAAGCCTCCGGGAAGAATCCACCTGATACACCGCATTGCCGACACGGATCCGGTCGAATGAGCAGTCATAATGATTCTGCAGTTGAATGGTCAGGCTTCCCTGCTTCATCTGTCCGTATACCTGCATGATTCTCTCTGTGCCGGTATTCATGACCGAAGCATACCGCATGGATTCCTCCACAGGGCCTTCCACATAATCACCGGTTGATGGGTCATAGCGCGGCGGGGTGAACCTCTGGAAATAAATAGGTGTGTCATATCTCATGCCCAGCGAATCCCTCCTTTAGATATGTCAATGTTTTTCATATCTTTGTATGCCTGGATATCATCCATATATGGGTCAAAATCAGAGCTGAGGAAGCTGGTGCTTTCACCTTCCACCGTATGGGACTGCGTTCCTTCTGACCCAATCCGGTTGTATCGGACAATGGATACTTCCGTGACAATATAATCCAGGTCGTTTTCCGGGTCAATGCCTCCCAGAAGGACTTTGAGCCTCGCCTTTGTCGTGTCCAAAATCCAGTTGAGTTTCTTATCCAGCTCTTCATCCTCCTGACCGGACAGCCCAAGCATCCTCTTCAGATCTTCCAGCATAACGCCGCCTCCTTTCCGGCATCAGATCACCCATTTATTTTTCAAAGGTAGCCTGGGCAAAGTTGAACGTAACTACAGATTCCTCATCTACCAGCACTTCAAACGTATCCCCTTTCGTCACCCGGAATACATTATCTGCCTCCCACGGAATGCTCTGCTTAGTTTCAGAACCGTTCTTTTTGAATGTAATGTTCGTTCCGGATTTGGTCAGTTTAAATGGGAAGAAATAACCTTCCTGTTCTTCCGGCACACTCTCATTAAATCCAGTGTATCCCGTCACGTGTTTGAGTGTTCCGGTGACAGTTCCGTCTTCATAAACCTTCACATCGCTTCCGATGAGGGAGGAAATTCTCTTGCCGTACAGGGTCTGCCCCTGAGACGGAATCGTCAGTTTATCCGGACTGATCTCCGCTTTTGTTTCCAATTTCACAAATGCTTCATCTTTCACGATCATGAAAGCAACATCCATCGTTACTCTGAGAGCCGCCAGCTCCTGTTCAAACAGATTGACCGGGGTACCGTCTGGATTTTTCAGTGTGGACAGCTGCGCGGACTCATCAATCTTGTAGGACATGCCGAACGGGATGCCGTAGTACATATAATCAAAATCACCGGCATACAGAATCCCCTTATCCAGTCCTTTCAAATCTACAACCGGAAGACCGTCAATTGTATTTGCCCCTCTATCATACAGAGATTCCACAATCACGCCGTTCTGAATCTTATTGACGTTCCGCAGCGTGCTCCGGTTCTTCTTCGTGGAAATAAAAGCGTTCGCATCGTAGTCCTCATCATTCAGAGCATCCTCCATTGCCAGAATGTTATCATAGGTAATGCCACCGCTGATCAGGTTGCCCGCTGCCAGTGCAGATTCATCTACGGACTGAGGGAACGGGTTTTCGATGTTCAGAATCGCCGCTTCGTCAAATTTTTTATAAAACGCTTCTGCAATCTTTGGCCGCATCTGCTCAAAGAAGTCAGACATCTTGTAGTGCAGAAACTCTCTGGAACATGGAACGATGACACCCAGCTTCTTTGCTACCATCGTTACCTGCATCCACTGCGGTTTAGATGTCTGGATCTTCTCGCCCTCACCGACCCAGTAAGCACCTGGTCCTTTTGCGAAATATTCAAACTTCTTTTCTTTGCTGTCCATTTCCTCATATTTGGCCAGCTGCATCACTTTGCTGTTCTCCATGATTTCTTCCAGGATCAGTGTGTTGTACTTCTCCGGAATTGTCCCGTCCTTATGCTCATACATCGTCACGTTGTCCGGATCAAATGTCTGGGCAAATAACTGTAAAATCAGTTTCATCGCATTCATTCTATCTACCTCCATTATTTAATAATCCTTGCTTTCTTTGCCATCTCACCAATATTGATGCCGGCCTTGCCATTGGAAAAATGTCCGCTTTCCTTTGGTGTTGTCTGGCGGGCTTTCCCTTTGACAGCCTCATTTACGGCCGCATTAAATAAATTTGCGAACGAATCAACAGCTTCTTTAGTCTCCTTGGCATCCTTAGACACCATAAATGCCAGAAGCTCATCGGAAATATTGATACCCTTCTCTGAAAGCTGTTTTCTTGCCTCATCACGCATACCGGAAAGCGTTTTCTCATCCTCCAGCTCCTGGATGCGCTTCTCAAGCTGCTGCTGTTTGTACTCAGATTTCTCCTGGGCGTTCATTTTGGCAAGCTTCTTCGCCTCATCGTCCTCTTTCTGCCTAGTCTTCTCCCATTCAGCCTTCTTGCGCTTGATAAGTTCATCTACTTCTGCGTCGGTGTATTTCTTTTCCGGTTCCGGATCATCTTCGTCTGGCTCTGATCCTCCGGCGCCACCCGGCTTACCTTCTGGTTCAGGGCCTCCTTCGTCACCGCTTCCAGAATCATCCGCAAACAGCTGCAAGTACAAAAATTCTTTCTTTCTCATGTTCTACCTCCGTATTTTTAAGATTTCACGCCTATCTGCCGTAGCTTTGAATGGTTCCACGCCTGCCATATCCGTAAGGTTTACTGACACTCACGCCTGGTCACTCTATCCGGACATGGCCCGGATATTCTTCAGCAAACAAACAAATACCAATAAAAAAGGAATCCACAAGAAGCATTCCTGCTTCCGACAGATTCCCGCAATGTATATCAACCCTTCCAGGCGATATCTCGTATTCAATTTTATCATCTGTTAAATCGTTGAGAGATTTTACCAAGGACATGGTCAGCGCCGTCACACCGGCACAAACAATGTCTTTTCCAGCCTCTGCATATCCCGCATGGCCAGATACTGTGATTTTGTCCTTTCGGACACTTACTGCAATCAATCACACCACTCCTTTACTGTTCCGGTCATTCCCCGCCGGTGGGAGATTATTGGATCACCGCCTCTCAATTACTCAAATCGACGCCTTCCATAACAGCTCTTGCCTCGAGCACTGCAATATAATCAGCCATTGCCCTAATCTGCATATTGTACGTGCTCCTCGGACATGTCGGTGCAAAATTGAGTTTCCCTTCATCCCATCTGTCCAACATATTTTTCAGCTTTCCATAGCGGATTACTGTCTGACAGTATTCAGCCCTGAACCGTTCTTTGTAGTCCTCACTGTTCATCATTTCTACTGTGTCTTTAAGTTCCATTGGTCTTTTATCCATATTGATACCCTTCCTTTCAAAAAAATAATTTTATTGCATTTTGGAAAATGATATTTTTTCTACTGATAACCGCTTGCCATCAAATGATATCGTGTCGCCGATTTTCGCAATCCGATCACCCACCTTCACCCCTTTCAATTTTTCCGCACCATCAATTTGATGGTACACAAACTTTATGTTGGTATAATTAATGCGGGCAGCCAGCCACTTAGGAGCCAGCATGTCCGCATCTTCGGTTACGATATATAGTTGTTTCATGTGCCTATTCCTTAAAATAATGCTCAAACATTTGTTTTATCCTGAATACTGGGATAAGTTCCGCACCATTTGTATATTCTTCCTTTTTATCCACAAAAGAATATTGTTCTAAAAATTCTTCGGGAGTTTCAGGGAAGCTCATCATATCTCCCATGTCATTCACCGCCTTTCTTAAAAATGGGTATAAAAATACCACCGGCCGTCTCCGACTGGTGGTAGCTCTGTTATTATGCAATTTTATTTACATCGAAATCTAAGCCCAATTCTTTGAGGTCTGCATCCCGAACGTCTAATTCGTTCTTTAAAATATCCAGCATCTCATAATATGCCAGGCGACGCCCCTGATTAAAAGCATCGCTTTTATCTTTTTCGCTTTCCTCCACAGCATCATTGGCATTTTCAACCAATCTGGCAATGATATATTTTAAGGAATCTTCATTCAATTTACTCATCGTAATCACCTCGCTCTTTCAATTCGTCTATTCTGTCCTGAATAGATTGTTTAAAATTACGGATTTCCTTATTCCAATGGCGCTTTAATCCTTGCTGATATCTCTCGTCAAAACTATCCCAATCCGGATATATTTCACTCGGATTATTTATCTTTGTCTCATGTTCTTCAATTCGCGCCTGATATTTTCTAATAGCCCTTTTCAAAGAACTGGAGCTTTGATTCTTAATATCTTTTTCCGCAAAAAATTGCAAATTCATCTCGTGTATGTTCCTTTTTTCTTTTATTATACCAGAGCCAGATTTCTTTGCAACAGAATTCTCTTTCTGGTTTTTCCAGTCAGCGAAGTTTAATTCACTGCCACTATCCAACCATTGATCAAATTCGTCATTGTTCCAATACGGAGCTGTTGTACAATGGCACCACGGGTGCATGGGCGGAGCATTTGTTCCTGGAACCATATTTTTTACTTTAAATATTTTTCCGTCCAACTTTTTGCATATATCGCAGGCACCCTGTGGATTGGTCGTCAAAAATTTATATTCTGTATTTCCATTCCTTTCATATACTTGTCTCGCCGCATCCGTCTGAACACGCCGCAGTTCTGTTGTCATGAGCCGCTCTGCATTGCTCTGGCTGACCCCGAAACGCTTCTGGATATGCGTGGCCAACTTCGTAGAACTTTGCCCCCGGATCAGCCCGGTCTGCAGCAGACTGGACAATTCAGCTTTCAGCATATCCTGATACATCCAGATACGGTCTGAAAATGTAGCATTGTGGAACGATGCATTTACAATAGCGTGCGCCGCTTTGGCGTTGTCCTGGACTGTCTTCCCCAGGATACCCGCCAGACGCTCAAATTCACCCGTAGCTCTATCTGTCAGCTTTTCATCGAAAAACTTCTGTAACTCATCAAATCCGGCAATCATCTCCAGGCCGATGTTGGCCTTCAATAGCTCCAACCTGTTCGCCCGCATAGTCATATTGTAAAGTCGCATCTCCGCATTGGCTTCATCAGAGAAATCCTTCTCTTTGACGTACTTTTTCGCCTTGCGGGCATACGCTTCAATATCCAACTTGGCTGCACGCTTCCGGGCCTCGGAAATTGTGATGCCTTCCTTGCTGGCATACTTCCCATAGAATCCATTGATTTCCTTATCCATTTCATCAATCATATTCTGAAAGATTTCATGAATGCGTTTCTGATATTCTTTCTCGTCCCGGATATTATGCTTCCTCTGTTCCGTCTCCCGGTTCTTCCAGTACGTCGCGCTGTCCATTCTCTGCCGCACCTCCAAACATCTGGTTCATCACCGGATCCACCTCTTCTTCCTCTTTTTCTTTCTGGATCCGCTCCATCTCCGCCTGAATGTCTTCGATAAATGACGCCAGCCCCATCATGGTCTCCTGGCTGACCTCCATGCCGGCGTCCACCAGAGTTTTGAGTTCTTCCAGAACAGCTTTCGGAAGATTTGGCGTAAAGGTAATCGTGAGGTTTCCAAGGTCATCGTTGTCTGCCTCATTCACGAAGTTTTTAATATTCATGAGCAACCGGTACCGTCGCATGAGCCCTTTTTTAAATCCCCGCTGCCCGGTCTTTGCAATCTGCTGGAAGCCGAACAATTTATATTTCATCGCTTCCCCGGACTGCGTGCCGGCAAAGGCTTCATCTGTCAGATCTGGCACAAAGGAAATCTTATGGATATCCTTCTGCAGCCGGTCTTTATAGGCTTCGGCGCCGGTCACATCATACTGCTTGTACACATACTTGGCATCGGTCTGTTCTCTGCTTCCATCCGGATTGATTCCAGAAGCCAATAACAGCAGGTTTGCCTTTTTCATCTCCGCCATATCCTTGACCGTATATTTTCGCAGGTTCAGGTCCCCGGTAATCACCAGCGTGGCCTCGTTAAGGTCCGTCATATAATTTGCCGTATCGGACTGCGCTGCATCATATAGGTCAATCAGCGGAATCACATCCTCATATCCGCCCATCCGGTACCGGTCCGGAGAATATTCCGTGACGGGCACTTCTCCCCACTGGTGCTGTTCCCTGCCCTCTTCTTCCAGCTTCAGTGCCATAATCTGGCTTGTCTTGTATGTAATGACCTCTGTATCTGTATAAACAAAGACCTTTACCCTCTCCTGTGTACCGATGCGGTAGCGTGGGTACCGGACAGCAAACAGCGGCGTCCGCTCCACATCCGTCCCATAACAGACAAATGTCTCGAATACATTGCTGATCACAGAACGATCCTCGTCTTTTTCGTTCCGATATTGCAGCTCATAGGCCCGGCCGTATTTTTTCATATCCCGCCAGAGTTCACTGTCCAGCGCCTCAATGTCATTGATTCGGTCGTACTCCGCAATGATTTCATTCACCTGGTCAATATCACTAACCTTCTTGATCGGGACGCCGGTGTTATATCCAACATCAAATACATTGATGATTTTCGCAAAATTATGGGCCGCCCGATGGTCTGCCCGTTCTTTTTCTATCCGCCGGCAGTCATCATTATAGATGCCGTCATTTCTGGCTTTCATGTAATCGTCCAGCGCCGCCAGCCTCGGGCACTGGGTCTGGTAATGATCCAATATCATCTCCCGGAGCTTGCCCAAATCTCCCAGTATTTCTTCCGCGCTGTCCGCCCGGTAGGAATAGTTGGTCTCCGGGCCGTAAAGCTGTTGGAAGCTCTTATGCACGTTATACGGTCCATCTATGCCGTGTTCAAATTCATTTGCTTTTAATATCTCATCCGCCATAGTTACAACATTCCTTTCAATCGTCTGGCCTGCTCCATCCGGCTCTGTCCAGGCTGCTCAATTTTGTTCACCGTCATATCTGAATAAATGCCGTACCGGATTGCGCAGAGGACATCGTCATTCTCTTTCAGCGGTTCCCCGGTATTCTTCTTCCAGATGTATTTATAGATTTCATCCCGGAACCTCGGGCACTGCGAATACACAATGAAAAACTGCTTGTTTGTCATCAATGTTGCCACCGCTTCGATTCCGGATAACACCCTGTTATTTCCCAGGAAGGCATTGATCCCCGCCTCCTGGAAGGATGCCACGTGCTCCGGCCTGGCCGGATCGCAATAAAAAGGGATATTACCATACCGCCTGATAATATCCTTCGCTACAGTTATCCAGCTGTTTATATGTTTATGTTGCGCCGCATGTTCTTCAATAACGTAATAGCTGCCGGCTCTGATGCCAATCACTACGATGGCTCCCCAGTGTTCCCATCCCCAGTCCACGCCAGCCAGAACACGCTCAAATATAAGGTCCCTGGCCTGCTCCGGCGTGATTACATGCACGTTCTGGTCAAAATCCGGATAGACAACGCCTTCCCCGGACACCCATAGCCCTTTAATTCCCCGGTCAGAGAACATTCCTTTCGGCGTGGTCTCTATAATGTTCTTCACATACCGCTCATCCAGGAAAGCGTTATCCGTCAGCGTAAAATGAAAGCTCAAAATCCCTTCTGCTGAAGACTTGATATAATCTTTCAGGAGCCAATGCTCCGGATGGTCCGGGTTCGTGTCCGCAATGATCCGCGCTCCCGGACCGCTGCACCTGGCCTTAATCTCATCGAATACTTCCTGATTTGCCAGGGAAGCCTCATTGATGTATGCTCCGAATGCAGTCATGCCTCGGATCCGGCCAAGCCCACTGATATTCCCGTGGGAAGTCTGCACCACCTTCACTCCGAACATCGTGAAGTTGTTGAACCGGTCAAACTTGAACTCAAAGCCATACTTATTCGACAGCTCTGTGAGAATATTGTCCTGAATGTTCCCCATGGAATATCCGGCCAGGATGTACTGTGGTGTATCGATTCCCAGCTGATCCGCAATCCCGCGGACCCGAATCAGTTCCTGCAGAAAAATATCATTGTCCAGCTGCGTCTTCCCGGAACGCTTCGCCCCATGGTTGATCAGCATGAACCAGTCTGTATTCCGACAGGCTTTCAAGATCTCGATCTGCTTCGGCGTGTAGATGCTATTCAGATTCATCCAACGCACCCCCGATCGCGTCAAATAACTTCTGGACTTTATCCTCAATAGGATTCTGGTCGCTGCCCTTAATCTGTTCTGTCTTTGCACGCAGATGTTCAATCCGCGTCCTCTGCTCCTCGCTGGCCAAATCCCAGTTCCGATGCAGAAGCTCATCGTATTGCTTTATCAGAGACCGAAGCTCCGACTGTGCCCTGGCCTGCGCCTTCAGGAAGGTTGCCTGCTTGTCCCAGGCCTGCTGATAATTGTAGGTGTCCCCATTGTCAAAGGAGCCTGTGTGTTCCTCGGTTAAGTCCCTCTGATCCCGTACATACATGATCTGCTGCGCCCGGACAATGGCAGCATAAGCAATCTGGATATTTCCCCAGAGGATATCCAGCGGGTCTTGCTTGTCAATATCTTGTATAATAGAAAAGGTCTCTTCCGGAAGATACTTCGAGAAGAAACCATGTTTTTCTGCATTCTTATTCTTTTTTGGTGCGCCATGTCCGACAGCGTTCTTATTGCCTGGCTGACCGCCACGATGTTTCGCAGCGTTGCGTTTTTTCTTTTGCAACGTTGCGTTGCCCCATTTATATCTGCTCTTCCAGCTTCGGACTGTCCCTTCCGAAACGGAAAGCTGCTTTGCAATATCAATTAATTTCATTCCCTGGTCGAACAGCTCCTTTGCCTCTTCGACGCGGGGATCTGGTGCTCTCGGCAAGCCTCACCACCTCTCAATCGTTTGTTTGGGGAAAGAAAAGCACCTCGGAGGATGCTTTTTTATGATTATTTATTTTCTTTTTTCATTTCAATTAATTTAATTAAATCATCTGATAACTTTGGCATTTCTTCTTGTTCTGGAAACAAATCCTTTATTTCATCTGGGGCATCAATGGCCGAATAAATTTGTAATCCTTTATCCATCCAAAAACTAAGTTTTTCCAAACTTTTTCCAACCTTTCCCTTTTCTTCCCCATCCTTTAAAGCTCCTAATTCTCTTTCGAGATCTTCAACGCAATTCTGCACCACAACATTATTGGCCTTATCAAATGCTTCTGTAACTTGAATCATAACGTCATTCTGTAATTTCAATGATTGAAAAGCCTCTTCCTGTGCTTTTACTGTCAAGAAATGTGATTTAATTTTAATTGCATAATCCACTATGCTACACAGATTTTTTATTAGAGTTATTCCTGCTGCCCCTATAACTAAAAAAGTAAGCCATGTTGACCCTACATCAACAGAACTATATTTTATTTCTGCGTCTTTATTTTGAAGATATGGGCATTGTTTTATTACAAAATCTAAATCTTGCAAGCATTTAGAAAATTCACCAATATCATTGAACTGCGGAAGTTTTATATCAATCCCCATTACATTATTACTACTTTTAGAGGAATTTATTGATTCATATAAATTTACTATAGCCTTCATAGAAGTTAATAATTCTTTTCTTGCCGCTATATACTTATTTGCATTAGACGTTGTTATATCGAAACGATCTTGATCACGATACATAACTGGAATCGTTTCATAAAACTTTCTTACCTCCTGCCTAAGGGGTTCAATTTTAGCTAGTTCATTTAAAATCGTAGCTTTGTTTTTCCATCCGGAAATGAACTTTATAGTGCTTCCATTGGCAATTCTGTTCTCGACTTCCATGTCAGCAACAGCTTGCAAATATTTTTTACACGCATAGTACATTCCATACAACCTCATTATAGCGTTTTCCTCCCGTAAAACATTTTTCTCCATTTTACACCAAACACCTGTAAAATACTACAATATCCGATAAAAAATATTGCACGAACAAAACACCCCATATTTCTACAGGGTGTTTCAAAAAAAAATGTTTTAAGGGGAGGAATCTCAATGTCCCAGTATCTGGTAATCGTCCTCTGTGATTAAATCACGCTATCATAATATCACGTTTTGGTGCTCAATTTGTGCTCCAATTTTTAATTCATTTAATATTGCATAGAATTTTCTTCGCGTACCATAGAAATCACTTCTACACATTGGAATCTTTCCTTGCTCTGCATCATATTCAATAAACTCATACGGCAGCCCTAGCGTGACTGATTTCAGTATGTACTTCCATATTCCCGGATTCGCCCGGACAGCAGCTTCTTCAATCATGAGACAATCCCTCTTGTACTGCTCATTGTCGATCGCCTGCCGTTCCGTTGGCCTTCCGACACCGCCGCCGGCGGGAGCACCATCGTTTTGCACAGAAGACAATCCATACCTTATCTTGTTCTTTTTCTCCTCATACTGAAGGCAAAACGCCTTGAGTTCCTGGTAACGATGTTTTGATATCCCGTAATCATCCCAGGTCATGTCTCGCAATCTTTTTCCCAAAGGAATCACTCTTCCTTTCCCTTTGTCATATTTAATCTTTTTGGCTTAACTGTCGGCGTACATCAGCCAGCCCACACAATGCTGTATTGCCGATCCGAACGTCATTCCAGCTGCAGCTCTCACAGTTCCTGCAGATGCAATCCCTATAGTCTTCAACCATCCGATCCGACACATGCAGCACTAATTCTACATGCGGCGCCGGGAATACCCTGATCTTTTTCAATCCCCTTCACCTCTGATTGTTTCATAAATCTTTTTCTTTGCATTGTACTGGACGGCTACAGGCATCCCACAATTGATGCAGTTTACGTCCAACATCTCATCGGTTATATTTGTCAGATACGCAGCATTCCTGCCGCACTCACAGTTCAGGAACATCTGCGCCAGGTCATGCAGTTCCGTTTTCTTCCCACAGCTGTCACATTTATATTCTCTCAACTTGCGTCTGGAACAGAAAGCTCTACGTTTTCCACAATACGGGCATTCCAGGTACAAGAATCCACCGTATCCACTATTCTTTTCTCCCGGAAGTATCTCTTCCTCACTCTCGTTACCGGAAGGAGTGAGATTATCAAAAATCTTTTTTTTGTGAACCTCAGATGGTGATTGTATCTTCAATGCCTCATTCATCGCCGGCACGGACGTGCTTGCTTTATCCCCTACAGCAACTGCTTCATTCACATCCGGCTCCAGCAGTATCTCCGGGAGATAGCAATCATCCTGCGGATTATCATCCCCCGCCAGGATATCTGACACAATCCTGTTAAATAACGCCTCACATTTTTCTTCGTCCATTTTCAAACAAAACCGTCTGTCTTTTGTTGCAATAGTAAGTCCCATGATCACATTCTCCCTTTCTTTTTCATCTCTTCTTTCACTGCCTGGATCCTTGCTTTTAAGCTCTGCATCACATAATCCTGTACGTCTTCTTTCCGGCTGAGAGCGGCCATAACGTCTTCGTCTCTTGTGCCTGTACAGACCAGATGATGGATAATCACCCGCTCCGTCTGTCCCTGCCGGTGCAGACGCTTATTGGCCTGCGTATACTGCTCGTAATTCCAAGTAAGCCCGAACCAGATGACATGATTGCCACCGTCCTGCAGGTTCAGCCCATAGGCACTGCTGGCCGGGTGGGCCAGAAGGACATCCACCTCCCGGCGGTTCCAGGCATCTTCATCCTCTGGCCTTTTTAATTCCCGTACCGTCAGCCCGGTCTTCTCCAATGCTTTCAGGATCCGGAACTTATCGTGTTGGAAATTATAAAACACCAGGGCCGGCTTCCCCTGCAGGGACTCGATCAGCTCCATGAAAGCCTCAATTTTGCAGTTATGTACCTCGTGGACATTATGGTCATCGTCATATACCGCCCCATTGGACAGCTGCAGAAGCTTGTTGGATAATGCCGCCGCACTAGTCACGCTGATCTCTTCTTCCTCCGGCAGCCCTAAGATCATCTTTTTCTCCAGCTCCTGGTATGCCTTTTTTGCTCTGGCGTCCAACACTACCGGCACTTCGTGGAACGTCACAGGTGGAAGCTGCAGATAATCTTCTGCCTTCATGGATACACAGATATCTGAGATCTTCGCCATGATGCTCTCCTCACTGCCCTGCTTTGGCTTGTAATTATAAATCACATTCTGCCCGCGATCACCCGGATCGAAGTAATGTTCCCGGAACTGTGTATACCGTTTTCCCAGGCGCTCTCCGCCGTCCAACAGATAGACCTGCGACCACAGGTCATTCAGACCATTCGGTGAAGGAGTACCAGTCAACTCTACCAGGCGATCGATGTGTCCGCTGACACTGGCCAGGGCTTTGAACCGCTTTGCGTTATGGCTTTTAAAACTGCTGCTCTCATCGATGACCACCATGTCAAATGGCCAGGCATTCCGGTAATAATCCACCAGCCACACAACATTCTCCCGGTTCGTGATATAAAGGTCTGCCGGCGTGTTCAGCGCCCGGATGCGCTTCGCCTGACTTCCCAGTACCTGAGACACCCGGAGGATCTTCGTGTGTTCCCACTTGTCCTTTTCCCTGGTCCAGGTCCCTTCTGCCACTTTCTTCGGCGCAATGATCAGCACCTTCCTGACCTCGAACCGGTTGCATTTTAATTCCCGGATGGCCGTCAGTGTTGTAACTGTCTTGCCTAAACCCATGTCAAGGAACAGGCCGATCTTTTTGGCGTCGATGATCTTCTGGATGCAGTAATCCTGATAAGCGTGTGGCTTAAATTGCACCGTCGCCACCTCCCAACAGTTCATCCATGATTTTCTGCAGTGTTTCCTGCAGGCTTAAAAATTTCAAGACGTCGTCTTTCCCGTAAAGCACCCGGACATCCTGTCCCAGAGAACGGAGACGCTCGATCTGCACCTCTTGCAGTTCTGTGAGTCTCCCTGCCTTTGTCTTCAACTCCACAAAGATCGGTGCCCGGCCCCGGAAAACGACCAGCCGATCCGGAACCCCGCTATTTCCCGGGCTTGTAAACTTGTATGCAATACCACCCAGCCTCTTTACTCCATCCCGCAGCAATGCCTCTATCTCTTTTTCCCGCATCTCATCAACTCCCCACTTTTCTCACACCAGACGTCATCTGGACTTTTACTGTCTGACCATGACCATACATACACATCACCTCTGTGATGACTCGTGATTCCCAGGTTCTTCCGGGCCTCTCTGATATCTGACCGGCGTACCCCGGAACCTTTCATCTGTGATTTCACATATGCGATGATTTCTTGGGCCAGTCCTTCTTTTCTGCCATCTGAAAAATATTTTGCCAGCAACATTTCTGCACAGATTATGTTTTCACTTTTCATGATCCATTCCTCCCGCCATGCCCAAATTGCCTTTTATTTATATATTATGACTACTTTATTAGGCTATTTAGGTAATATTAGGTAATACAGCTATACTACCTATTTTATTTATTTTTTCCTTTATATAGATAAATGGTAACATTGGTAACGTATAATAAAATAACCTTTGTTTATCAGGGTTTTTGCGTTTCTGAAACTGTTGTCTTTCCGTGTTGCCGTAATTTTGTGGTATCACTCGCGTTCGATACCGTTACCATTTACAATTGTCACATATCTACCCTTTTGTCATCGCCTTTTGGTATCGCTTCAAACCCTCTTTGTATACCATATGGACCATACCTCCGCTTTGATTTATTCCGTCTCCAACCTTTGATACCAGACAAAATCCCGTTGATTTCTCTGCTGTCAGATTTCTTCATGTACTTTGGGTCCCCGCTGAAGCATTCTGTCCATACTTCCACCGCACAGACTTTTTCCCTCTTTACCAGCTTGACATCCGGCCCACGGAGGTTCCCACTCCAGAATTGACGTCGCTGTGTAAGCGAGAAAGCGTTCCAGTTTTCCGGGACTTTCTGCTCCAGAAATTCCAGCACGAGTCCTTCCTTCCCGGAGTTTTCCCGGTGATGTTCCTGCATCTCTTCTGCCAGCTTTTCCACGTCTTTGTCCAGATACAATGGCTCTCCCAGCATCCAGTAGGTATAGGCTTCCGCCCAGATCTGGTCCACCTCTTCCGGAAGGTCCCGCCATATGGATTTCTTTGCCGGGTATACGCCCACATCCACTGGCCAGAACCGCCGGTTCCCGGTCGTATCCTTCAAAAATTCTTCCTCATTACTGGTCCCGAAGAACACGCACCGGCGAGGATGCCGGTTCACCCGCCGGCCGTATGCCGCCCGGTAGATATCTTCCCGTTTGGATAAAAACTGCTTGACCGCGTTCGTCTCCTGTTTTGTCATGGCAGTCAGCTCACCCACTTCGTTGATCCAGGTTCCCTGTATCAGTTCTGCCGCCTCTTTCCCTTCAAAGGACGTGAGGCTGTCGGAAAACCATCCCTTTCCAAGGGTGCTCAAAAAGGTACTCTTGCCGATGCCCTGCGGTCCAGTGAGGATAGGCATATAGTCGTACTTCACGCCGCCCACGATGGCACGGGCCACCGCGGCGCAGAGGGATTTGCGCATCACTGCGCGGGTATACGCATTATCTGCAGCGCCCAGATAGTCCGGCAGGAGGGTATCCAACCGGGGAACGCCATCCCACTGCAGACTCTCCAGATAATCCTTCACATCATTCACCTTATTCTGGCTGCTCACAATGAGGAGGGCATTGTCCAGCTTTTCCCGCCCGGTGATGCCGTAGAAGAGCTCCAGATAATTATAATAACCAGCGTCGTCCTCATCCTTCCACCGGTGTTTCTGCGCCGTCTTATCCCATGGCACAGGCCCTGTCAGCAGGCTGCACCCGGCGAACTCGTCTGTCACGATCTTTCCCTTCAGGTTCGGGTCATTCTCGAGGACGAGGACCGCGTTATTGATGGTCTTTGCAATCTTTCCGGATGCATCTTTTGTAAGCCGATCCATCCAGGAATAATCTGTCTCCTCCGAATCTTCCACCGGCGCATCAAACGCTGCCTGCGCCTGTTCAAATGCCTCCTTCGTCATGAGGGTAGATACCTGTTTATCACCCCTTGCCAGCCGCGACATCGCCATAAAAGAGGGCAGCTTGTTGTTCGGCGTCCCCTCTTTCGCCTCCGCATCCTGGTCGCCAAACATATGCAGGCGCACCATGTCAAACGCATTGACCAGCAGGCCGGAACACGGGTCTGTCGCATGATGGGAATAGAGGAACAGATCTCCGTCATAGACAACAGCTCCACCCTGCGTGGAACCGCCGGTATATGTATATCTGCCTGGTATGGCTGTCTCCTCATACATGCCGGGGATAAAGGCTGCCATCGCCTGTGTGATGCTGTACGTCCGGCAGAAGGCGCCGATCACGCCGCGCTTTGTGGTCGGGTCTTCCTGGCGCGCCAGGCGGCGCTTTTCCAGTTTCTCTGTCCCCGGTACTTTTGGCCATTGGCTGACATCCGTCCAGTCGCCGTACATGGCCAGCAGGCCGGCCTTGCTGCAGAACGGGCTGTCGTAGACCTGGTAAATGTATTCCCCATCCTGACAGCAGCTTGGCCAATACATGAGCCGCGCTGATTCAAATGTTGTTGGGTCGCAGAACTCGATCCCGATGAGCGACGCCAGTTTCCGCGCTGTCGGCTCATATTCATCCGATGAGGCCGTTACATCCAACGGGATGATGACCCGCAGCCGCGGGGCATACCCGGTATGTTTTCTTGTGCTGTAAACGACAGCAGCGCATCCAAGGCCGCCGATCCGCCGCAGGATATCCTCTGTGCCCCCGGCGGGGATATTGTCCATGTCCAAGGTCACAAGATCCCTGCCCGTAAGATATACCGGTTTTCGCCGGCCATTGGAAAAGGTACCGCCGACAAATCCGCCGACGTCTTTAAGCTCCGCCTGTTTTGCCTTTCCCATGGCCAGATATTCTTCCATGGTCTCACTGCTGCGGACCGGCGTTTTCAGTTTATCCACAAACTCAGACCAAAGGAGAGAACTCTCCGGCCAGTGCGTTGCCTTCCGGCTCCCCGCCGTGCTGATGCGTAATGTTCGGTTATACTGCAAACGTCTCCCTCCTCTAATCTTTCCTGTAATAGCTTCCCTCAAACCCGGCGCCCCGAAGGATCAGTCCCGGCGCCCAGGAAATGGGTTCAGCCATGATGCTGCAGATCTCTTCCACCGTCACATCCATGGGAGCATCGATGATGACTTCGTCATGGACGTGAAAGACTACCTGCAGCCCTCGGTCATCTATCTTTTTCAGTGTCTCTGCCAGGCAATCCCTTGCGACTGCCTGGACAATGTTTTCCGTCATTTTTCCGCCGTATGTCGATGTGACTTCCCACTTCTTCGACTGCTGTCCTACTGTATGATAATGGACTGCCATTTTGCCAAACTGGTTCTCCTGCAGGAACGGCTTAGGGTAATACAATTTCCTGCCCGATGGCAGCTGCACCGTCAGGAAACACTGTCCATACACGATGTCTCCTTCCAGGGCAAATATCAATCCATGGATCGCCTGTGGCTGCGCCGTCTGCATGGTCGTGAGCGCCGCCTGTTCCACGGCATACCACAGGTCACAGATCCGCCGGTTGGCCTGCCGCCAGCGCTGGACGATATCCGGGAGTTCCTCTTCCGGGATTCCCATGTTCAATGCGCCCATGGACACCAGCGCATTTATCCCGCCCTGATAACCCAGTGCAAGAGTGGCCACTTTTCCTTTTTGCCGCAGGCTGTACTCCGGGTTTCCCTTTACGATCTTCTCGATCGGCACATGGAACATCTGCGATGCTGTCGCTTCGTAGATCTTTCCGTGCGTGGCGAATACTTCATTGACCCATTGTTCCCCGGCCATCCATGCGATGACACGCGCCTCGATGGCAGAGAAATCAGCGACCACGAACTTATGTCCCTCAGACGGGATGAACGCCGTCCGGATGAGCTGGGAGAGCGTATCCGGCACATTCCCATACAGCATCTGGAGACCATCATAATTTTTCTTCTTCACGAGGTTCCTGGCATAGTCCAGTGTCTTCAGATAATTCCTCGGCAGGTTCTGCATCTGGACCATGCGGCCGGCCCACCGCCCCGTACGGTTTGCCCCATAATACTGCGTGAGTCCCCTTACCCGGTCATCCCTTCCCTTGGCCGCGTGTATCGTCACATATTTCTTGATGGATGTCTTTCCCAACTGTTGCCGGATCTCCAGAACCCGCCGCACGTCCGCCGGAAGGTCCTCTATCCTCAAAAGGTTGGAGACGTCCTCTTTCCGTAGGCTATCTATCTGGATGTCTGTCCCACACCAGTCGAACATCGTTTCTTCCAGCCACGCTTTTAGCTGCGCTGTGCTGTTTGGGTTTGCAAGCCCTGTGATCCTTACCGCCTCGTCTGTCAGTTCCTGCGCCGACTGCTCATGGATGGTGAGCGCACCTTCGATCAGCGTGGCATCCACCCGGACGCCGAGGGTGTTCATCTCCGTGGTCATCCGCCACAGGCGTTCCTCATCTTCTGGCATCGGGTACAGATTAAGCCTCTGCAGGATCTCGTACTCCGTCACCACGTCCTGTCGGTTATACTCCATAAACAGATCCCATTTTATAGGATCGTGTTGCGGCAAGTTCCATATTCTCCCGCCGTTCCTCTTTGTAGGTTTGCAGGGCACGCAGAAATACCGAATGAGCGCCTTGCCGACAGACAGTTTCTGCTTATCTTGTGGCAGCCCGATGGCTTTGCCGGTGGCATCCAGTCCTGCAGGATATCCGCAGTACAGGCTGTGCGCCATCGTACAGCGCCACTGCGCAAGGGGCGTCACATAACCCGCCTGGTTCAGGCAATACCACTCAAAGGCTGCATTATACGCATGCTTGATTACTTTCGGATCAGATAGTGCCAGCAGAATTTCTCCCGGGATCTGCTCCCCCTGTGCCATGTTGATGACTTCCACCGGCTCCCCGTCCGCTTTATAGGCAAAAAGGAGGATAGAAAAATCATCTGACTGCGCATATTTATACAGTCCGACTTTCCCGATATCCTCGCTGGATCTTGTCTCAATGTCTATACTTAAATGTCTCATTCTGGCCTCCATTAGAAAGGCAGAGGGGCGCAATGCCCCTCCCTGTTATCAGTACGGCATCCCAGTGATCGGATTGATCGCCTGCGCCGCTGGCTGCTGGTATGCCTGCTGGGTCGTCTGAGCCGGCTGTACAGGTTGTGTGAAACCGAACGCCTGCGCCGCCGTTGGTGCAGATCCGCCAAGAGGCTCTCCATCCTCCAGTTTCTGCACCGGACCCAAGCCGCATCCGATTCCTTTTTTCCCGCCAAACGCGTATGGAAAAAACGATACATTGACCCGGCCATAGATCCCGGAATACACTTCGGAATGGTTGATGATAGGATTTCCCATCTTGTCCACGACTTCCGGAGGATAGTCTTCTTTGGCACTGGCAGTAAAGACCCAGTGCCCTTTGCACTCCGGACCAAACGGCATCCCATCAGATGGCCGTACTCCATCCCCATCATAAACTGGTGTTGGCACGATCGGCGGGCACTGCCCATTCCATTTTTCATTGATTCCTCTCTGCTTTGCCGCTTCGATGGCCGCATCGATGCGGGCTTTTGTGTCTGCATCTGATTTTGGTACGAGGACGGTCACGCTGAACTTTTCTTCCTGCCCTGGCTGATATGCGTATGGTTTAAATAAATGTACATAAGATAATCTTGCTTTTCCTGTTGTTACGTTCGTTAATTCATTCATCTGGATTTTCCCCCTTCTTTCCTGCCTCTGATCCGCCAAAGGCTTCTGCCGCGCTCACTTTATTTGTGACCGCCGGACGTTTATCTGATTCTTTTGCCAGTGCTGGCTTCCCTGGGTTTTTGACCACATACTCTCCGACCAGGGTCTGGAATTCTTTTTTGCCGACTGTTTTTTCCACCTGTGCCAATGACAATGGCGTCCTTTCCCACAAGATGGCAGCATCGATACCATTATCTGTCAGGGTCTTAAACGCCTTGTCCATATCGGTCCAGTCGCGGGAACCTCTGCCTTCCACGGCTTTCCATCCTGAGATCTCTTTGCCTGCCAGGCATTCTTTCAGGGCATACTCTTTCAGGTCTTTCAGCCATTTGGCCACATCTTCCCCTTTTTCCAGGTATTCCCCTACTTCTTCATTGGTGATGAGCGGTGGCTTTTTGTCGGTAAAAAATGCCAGCCGTACATTTTCCTCCGCCCTGGCCCGGCACTGCGCCCGCGCCCGGCAGAACCGGCAGGCTTCCTCACCGGGAGCAAACTCTCCCTCTCCTTTAAATGCGATTGCTGCCCGATCAGCGATAAAATCGCCGTAAGCCAAAAGTTCCGGAATGCCACATTCCCACTCCGATATGTTACTGAGACGTGGCTGCACAATGGAAAGTCTGACCCGATCGATGGAGTAAAGGATAGAGCATGCCGCATACGCTCCCAGCGCATACAGGATCATCTGCAGGTTTTCCTCCGCACTGACCGGCACGCCTTTCCCATACTTAAAATCAATAACATGGAGCGTACTGCCGCCGATCAGGATGCAGTCCGCTGTCCCGAAACCTTCCGGGACATATTTATCAAAGTAAACGGTCTTCTCCACATCCGCATGTGGCGCATGGTCAAACGCCATTGCTGCAGTCTTTATGTAATCCAGGTATTCATCCGTATACCCCTGCATCTCATCGTTCCAATGCTCCTCTTTTTTCAGCTTATTGACCGTTCGGGTCATCTTCTGCTTACTGACTTCCTGCGGATAAAAATACTGCTGTACCTTGATCTCTGCCAGCGCGTGAGCGAGAGTCCCCTCCGCGGCTGCATCGGATCCGGTATCCGGGAACTGTTCTTCCAGCCTGGCACTCGGAGTGCAATGCACCCAGCGATGGGCGCTGGATGCACTGAGAAGGGCATGGGCACGTTCTTCTTTTTTCATCAGATCTGCGCCCCCAATCCCCGTAATGCCGTGGCAAATGCCCCATACTGCTCCTTCGGCAGATCCGGAAGGGATTGCACGCCAAACTGTGCCAAAAGGTTCCGCAATTCTCCCTGCCGTCCAGAATCCATAAGAGTCATTCCCGCCTTAGACAAGTCTTCCATTGTATAGGAGGGCTGTGCTGTTGGCACTGTTGTCTGAATCGGTTGCTGTACCCGTGGCGGTGCCGATTCTTGCGCCGCTGAGGTCGACGGTGCCGCCACAGGAGCTATAGCCTGTGTTGGCGCAGACTGTACTGGTACCTCTTGCTGCACAGGTACCTGAGGCGCCGGCACCGCAGATACCACGTCAGCCGTGGTCTTTTTCCCCTCTGTCTTGGATATTGTTCCGTCTTCCCCTGACAAAATCATTTTTGCAAAGTCTTTCAGTTCTTCCATCGATTCAAATGTTACTTTCATTAACATCTTTATTCCTCCTCATCCTTGTGTTCCCTTCAATCATCAAACATCTTCTCTGAAAATGCAGCCTGTAATACTGCATTCGCAAGGGCGTTTCCATCCGCCAGGTCATTCAGTACGTTCGCTACGGAAGCACCGAGTGCAGCCGCTATGTCGACCGGATTACCGCTTCCGAAGCTTATACCGTCTGCCTCCATCGGATCACTGTCCGTTTTGAGTGCGATGGCAAACACGTAGTTGCCCTCAAACACTTTTCTCTCTTCGTCGCTTTCGACGATCACTTTTATCATGTCTCTTCCTCCCTTATTCCGTTAAACCAATCATCATCACAATCGCATTGCCGGGCATGTACTGCTTGTCCCCGGTGATGGGATCGTTGTGCATCAGCACATCCGCCCAGCTTATGACCAGCCAGAGAAAGATCAGGATACCGACTGCCGTCAATGCGTTGATGATCAGATTTTTTATAAATTTCATCTTCACTTTTCCTCTTTATTGATGTAAAATAATAATCGTAATATTATTATGCTTTGTTGCGCCCAGTCTGGAGTTACTGCTCCTTTGGGCGCACTCCCTGATGAACAGAATCCGGAATTTCCATCCCAAAAAATTGATACATCCGGCGAGCGTAGATATCATAGGTCATTTGCCCGCCAGACTTAGCTGGTGGAATAGCCTTACCGAATGCCCATCTGCCAGCCTTGATCCGTTCCCGGACTTTCTGCGGCCGGCAATGTAAAATCCGGGCGGCTTCCGCTGCGGAAATGATCTCCCTCAATTCTCATCGCCTCCTTTTTCATCTCAATTCTTTTTGGCCGACGCTCTTCTTCCAGTTTTAAAGCCATTGATACAAATTTATGAACCCTTACGCTTCCTTGCTGAGTGACTGCCAAAAGAATGTATTTTATACCGTAAAAATCTTCGACTTCTGACAACGCTGTTATAAAATCCGCAATAATTGGATTTTTAATTTTTTTGTATGATTATGTTCCGTCATTTTCCTTCCATCTCATTTCTACTTTTCCAGGTATCAATTGTTTATTGACTTTTTTACACTATTCTCCTACTCAATCCTTACAGGTGCTGCCACACCAAGTACAAGAGAAAGGAGATAAATAGTGTATGGATCAAATTGATAAATCTTTCAAGCAATGGATATCCGCTTTTACTGTGACAGACACCAACCTGGGGGATCTCGCTTCAGACATTGCAAGAGATCCTTCTTTCCCAGATAGCTCAGATAAGAGCGTTCTCATGGAGTACATCATTCGGAAGACCCATAACTCGTTGGTCCATCGGACTCTTTCGGCTGCGATTGACCTCTACCACGCATCGGATTCGGAATAAACTTCCGTCCATATGGCTCTCGTATCCATTCTGCGTTAGGCTCCAAGCATCTTCGGATAGCTTGGAGTTCTTTTCGTATCACCACCAGCTCCTGTAAAATATTCTTTAAAACCATCCTTCTTTCACCTCCCTACTCTTCCAGAAAATAATCAACAGTCACACCGAAATAATCAGCGACTTTTTTAAGCTTTTCGATTGACGGAGAACATTTATCCCAGCTACGGATTGTCCCGTTTCCAAAAGAAAGCTTTTTCTCAAGAGCTGTAATTGACATATCATGCTGCTTTGCAAGCTCGTCGATTTTCTTCAGAATCAATATTTTCCCTCCTCTCATGTTTTGATATAATGAATTATGCGGGTCGCAAATCGCACTCCTTGAAAGGAGGTGACATGCATCAGATTTTATAGAATGATTACTTCCGCTGAGCTTGCCCAGAAATATCGACGCATTGGATATAACGTAGTCGCTCTTTCTTATTGGGTTGGAGAGTCACTCCCAATGACTATCCATCTTGAAAAAGTGGTGTAAGGCCACATATAACTGTTAATTCACTGCGACCCGCAAAATCAATCAATAATACTCGAAAAAATTCTAATATATTATTGACAACAAAGAGAAAATATTCTATTATTGTTTTAAACAATTTGAAAATATTCTAGTTACAGCTTTTTTGTTTGGTGTTTATTGGCTGTTCTACGCTATTTACGAGAATGTTTTCTCTTTACATCCTCTATAATACGAGAATATTTTCTTGTTGTCAAGTATTTTTTCGAGAAAATTTTCTTGTAGAAAGAGGTGGCTTATGACTTTAAAAGAAAGAATTAAAGAATTAGCCAATGCCGAAGGAATAAGCCTTCCCACTTTGGAGGCAGAGCTTGGTTTTGGTAATGGAACCATTGTTAAATGGGATAAATCTACACCTAATGCAGAAAAGTTAAATACAGTTGCAAAATATTTTGGCGTAACTATGGATTACTTATTGAATGGGGAGACAGAAAAGGGATTAACAAATAAAGATAAACGGGACATCTCAAAAACCGTCAATGAGTTGATGGAAAAATTAGATTCCAATGATGGAGCACCATTGTTCTACGACGGAGAAGAAATGGACGAACAGACAAAACTTTTGTTCCGCAACCAGCTTAATTCTTTGGTCACGACTGTAAAAGAAATTAACAAAGTAAAATACAACCCCAACAAAAACAAAGGGGAAAAGTAGGTGATAATTTGCAGCGGGATATCAAGAGCATCGTAAATCAGCTCGTAAGAAAATATCACACTCGCAATCCATATGAATTATGTGATTGCACTGATGTCCTGGTTCAGATCGGGGATTTAGGAAAGATCATGGGATGTTATCTACTCATCAAACGGCAGAAATGCATTATGCTAAACAGCAGCATTATTGATACACCCTTGGAGAAAGTAGTCCTAAGCCACGAACTAGGACACTCAAGACTTCATCGAAAAAATGACTGCTATTTCTACGGCAGCACATTTTTTAATAAAGCCAAAGAGGAAAACGAAGCCAATACCTTTGCGGCGGAACTTTTAGTACCAGATGAAATAATCTACTCCAATCCTGACCTGACCAAAGAACAAATTGCTCGGATGCTGGGATACACAGAAATGATTATGGAGTTCAAAAATATAGGAAAGAAATAAATATGAGTGTTAATAAATTAATTAAATTTTACATTCTCAAACCTGAACCATGTTTAAATAATACATCCTTTTTACAAAATACTAGTGATTCCATCTCCTATCAAATATTTAAAAGTGCTTTTCCAGAGGAAAACTTTTATCGTATTGATATTGATAAAAGAACATTGTATTTTGATATAAAAACATATTCAAAAAATCATATATTTGGAACATGTTCTGTAAAAGAAGCTCTTAAAGCTACAAATTTTATTCAACAACGAAATAAAGAAACTTTGCAAGCCAAACCGTTCACCGAATTGAATGATGAAAACCAATTAGAGGCTTACACCTTCTTTTATGTTGATTTCATTCATAATAGAATGGCAGCAATTGCAAATAAGAAAATCCCTCAAATTCATAATGTTTTAATGCAAACTATTTGGGAAAATTCTCATAATTTATCCCAAATTAGTATTCAGCCTGAACTCATACAAGATGTAAAAAAAGAGGCGGAAAAGCTTGTAAATCCTTCTTGGTTAGAAATAGAATTTGCTAGTCCTCCATCATCTGCTGAAATACCTAAAATGGATTTAATATTAAATGAGCCTGATTTTAAAAGCACAAAATATAGAGTTAAAATCAAAATTGAAAAAACCAACAAAAAATTTATAGATAAAATTATGCAGCTAGGAAATAAAAAAGATGAAGATCATATTTCTATGCTTAAGTTAATTGGTAAAAATGAATTAGGACTGGATGAGACTTTTAACTTCATTGAATCGCTATATGCAAAAACTGTGCCGTTAGAATTGACTGACGACACAGTAAAAAATATTGCATATATCGAGGAAAATTTAAAAAAATATTTAGATAAACATACTTTAGAGCTTGCCTAATTTATATAAGTAATAACTACATATAATAATATTACTAAAGGATGCAACTGATAAAATAACTATCTCTTCATAATATGATGAAAACATCCAAAGTAGCACAGCTAATGATAATAAACATATTCCAAAGAAAATATTTTTTAATAAAATTTCATTATGTTTAGTTTTTTTCATTCGTTCTACTATTTTATCATTTTTTGGAAAAGATAGATAAATAGTTAGAATTGTTAGTAATATACCTATTAATGTAACAATTATACTAATTAATGTATCCATATGCTCAAAATTAAATTTTAATACTGATTTTCCCATTAAAAATTTTAAAGCAATTATTATAATTGCAGGAAATATAATAAAAGAATACAATTTGATTTTACTCTTAATTTTTTGCATTTTATCACCCCTGAGTAAAATATAAACAAATCGCGAGAAAAAGTCAACAAAAATCGAACATATGTTTTAATTGATATTTTAAACATCTATTTAAAGAAAGGAGCGTACCACCATGCCATTACCAAGAGAAAAATCTCACACCATTAAAGACATCTACTCTCTCCCGGAAGGACAGCGCGCAGAGCTGATCGACGGCGATATGTATATGATGGTGCCGCCCAGCCGGATTCATCAGAAACTTGTTATGCAGCTTAGCCGTATTATTTCCAATTATATTGCTGATAAGAGGGGTTCCTGTGAGGTCTATCCTGCCCCATTTGCCGTCTTCTTGAATGCCGACGATAAGAATTATGTCGAGCCGGATATCTCCGTCATATGCGACCGTGATAAGCTCAATGACAAAGGCTGCGTCGGTGCGCCGGACTGGATTATAGAGATTGTCTCCCCGAGTTCCCAGCGTATGGATTACCTGACGAAGCTGTTTAAATATCGAACGGCCGGAGTTCGGGAATATTGGATTGTGAATCCAATCAAGGAAACCGTGCAACTATATTCATTTGAGGGCGAAGAAGACTCGACACAGTCCTCCTTTTCTGATTCTATTACATCTACAATCTTCAAGGATTTTTCTATATGCATTGAAGATCTGCTGAAATAAAAAAACTCCGCCCCTGCGCCAACAGGAGCGGAAGCAGTTACATATCCGAAGATGATGCAACCTAACACCAAAAATATTGTATCATCTCCGGGCAGCCACCGCAAGCGGAACATCCGTTTCCCGCTGGCTGTTATTTTTGTACCCATTTTTATCGCCAAGGAGATGACACTATGGCAAAACGAAAGAAATATCCAAAGCTCCCAAATGGCTACGGCAGTATTAAGTACCTCGGCAAAGGTCGCCGCAATCCCTACGCCGTCCATCCTCCAACCACGGAATTTACCCTGGACGGCGTTCCAAAGACACCAAAGGCCCTCTGCTATGTAGATGATTATATGAAGGGATTTGCCGTTCTGATGGCCTACAAGGCCGGTACATACGTTCCGGGCATGGAACGGGATCTGACGGACATTGACAGCAGTAAAGGCAATCTGGACAGTCTGGCACAGTCTATTTTGGCTGATTACGGCCGCATCAAGCATACTGAGCTGACAGAAGAAAAGAAACCGACTTTTGCAGAGGTATACGAAGAATTTTATGATTATAAATATGAACGTGATAAAAGCCGGCAGTATTCACAAGCATCCCGGGATTCTACGAGGGCCGCATTTAAAAATTGTGCTGCTATCCACGACAAGATATTTGAAAATCTCAAACATAAAGATTTGCAAAATATCATAGATAATTGTCCCAGAAAGCATGCCAGCCTTGAACTTATTCTCTCATTGTTCCGTCAAATGTATCAATACGCCATTGCCTATGAGATTGTTGATAAAGATTGCTCTACTGCCCTTAGAATCAACACCCCGGAAGATGATGAGCACGGAGAGCCATTTACTGATGCCGATCTACAAATATTATGGCAGCATGCTGATAACCCAATCGTAGAAATGATATTGATCATGTGTTATAGCGGGTTCCGGATCAGCGCTTATAAAACCTTAGAAGTCAATTTAAAAGAAAAATATTTCAAAGGCGGCGTCAAAACTGCAGCAGGCAAGAACCGGATTGTTCCTATACATAGTGGCATCTATCATCTCGTCTGCCGCCGGATAAAACGCGACGGAAAAATGCTCATCCAGAAAACAGGAGATTTCCGTCGGAACATGTATGCCACACTGCGAGAAATAGGCGTTGAACGACACACACCGCATGACTGTCGGCATACTTTTTCCCGACTATGCGAAAAATATAAGGTGAACGAAAATGATCGTAAAAGAATGTTGGGTCACAGCTTTAAGGGCGATATCACCAACGAAGTCTATGGTCACCGGACACTGGAGGAACTGAGGGAAGAGATTGAGAAAATTAAGATTTGTTACTAACGTGTTACTAACCGTTTCGTTTATTGCTGTTTTATTCAAGAAAATCCGGAACTGTTTAAATCTCCAAATACCGCGTATTTATGCGCTCTAATGGAACTCAACGCATGAACACGCGGTATTGTCTGATTATCATGATTTTAACTGAACCTTAAAAAGCACGATTCCTGCCACAAACAGCGCGGTCCCCAGAAGTTTCGTCCAGGCAAAGCCAACTTTTTCCACGCCAAAAATCCCAAATACCTCTATGAGATAGGCGACGATCACCTGGGAAGATACAATGAGCATCACTGCCCGGGCCGGACCCAAAGACGCCATCCCCGCGATGACCGTAACGGTGATAAAGGCTCCGATGACACCGCCGAGAAGCAGATACTTCGGCTCCACAGTTAACAGGTCAGAAAAAGACGTTGTTTTTCTTTCCTTAAAAAACCAGAGGGCAAGGCAGACAAAAAATCCTGTCAGCTGCACAAAAACGTTGGTGATCCACGGTCCCGTTTTATCGGTGACTTCTGTGTTGAACACTCCCTGAATACTCATAAGCGCTCCGGAAATGAGCGCCGCAATCCATCCGGACAT